AAGGAAGAACTTCGGTTCAGGCAGGAGCTGGAAACAAAGAAAGCTGCGGCTGAGGCGTCTGGCTCTGAAGAAGGGGAAAAGGAGACCGTACACATCTACCTGCCCGACAACGGAAGAGGGGGATAGTGTATGGACAAGGAGATCAGACCACAGCCGGGACCGCAGGAGGCGTTTCTGTCCTCTCCGGCAGATGTGGTGATCTATGGCGGCGCGGCCGGCGGCGGAAAGACCTACGGTATGCTGCTGGACGCGCTCCACTATACCCATGTGCAGGGTTTCGGTGCGGTGTTTTTCCGCAAGAACCACAATCAGATATTCTCCGAGGGTGGTTTGTGGGACACTTCGCTCGATCTGTATACGGGCCTTCCGAATGCTGTCCCAGTCCTGGGAAGATGCCAGTGGAAGTTCATGAACCCCAAAGGCCGAACGTGCTCCAAGGTCAGCTTCAAACATATCGAGCGGGATTTAGACCTCGGAAAATGGCAGGGGAGCCAAATATGCGCCCTGTATTTCGATGAGTTGACCCACTTCAGCGAAAAGACGTTTTTTTATATGTTCTCCCGAAATCGCTCACTTTGTGGCGTAAAGCCGTATACGCGAGCATCATGCAACCCCGACCCTGACAGCTGGGTTGCCAAGTTTATCGAGTGGTGGATCGACCCGAAAACAGGATATGCCATCCCGGAGCGCAGCGGGGTAATCCGCTGGTTCATCCGAATTGAGGAGGTCATCCATTGGGCCGACACCCGCGAAGAACTGTGGGAACGGTTCAATCTCACCACAAAGACGGAGCGGGACAAGCCCAAGTCCGTTACCTTTATTGCCGCTTCGGTCTACGATAACAAACTCCTGCTGGAGAAGGACCCCGGCTACCTCGCCAATCTGGAGGCCATGGCCCTCGTGGCGCGGGAACGGCCCCCGCACGGCAACTGGAAAATCAAAGCTGCCGCCGGGCTGTTCTTCAAGCGCGCCCAGCTTGGAAAAAGACTGGACGCCGTGCCTACGGACGTTGTGCGCTGGGTGCGGTGCTGGGACTTGGCGGCATCCGAGAAAACACAGAAGGGTGACCCCGCCTATACCGCAGGAGTCCTCATGGGCAAGCGCAGCAACGGGCGGTATATCATCGCGGATGTGGTAAACAGGCAGATGGCAGCCTCCGATGTGCGCAAGACCATTCTAATGACGGCGCAAATGGACCGGGACAAATACGGCGATGTGCGCATCCGGCTCCCACAGGACCCCGGACAAGCGGGAAAGGAGCAGGCGGAGTCCTACATCAAATTCCTGTCTGGCTTCAATGTGACCACCGAACTGGAGTCCGGCAGCAAGGCGACCAGAGCGGAGCCCATGGCCGCCCAGTGGCAGGCGGGCAATTTCGACATACTCGCCGGCGAATGGAACGAGCCGTATCTGCTCCAACTGGAGAATTTCCCGGACGGGAAGTTCAAGGACATGGTGGACGCATCCGCAAATGCGTTTTTAGAAATCGAAACCGGGCAGCAGCCTTTTGCTTACTCGTTCGTTTACTGAGGTGAAATATGAGACTTTTCGACATTATTCGTGGAAGGCAAAAAGTGAGTGCCCAGTACCGGCGTGACGGCAGCTTTGTTTCCCGCTGGGCGCGGCCGCCCTCCCGCAACACCGCCGAATGGCTGGAGATGTTCTCAAAGAGCCCACGTCTGGCGGTGGTGGAGAGGATCGCGAGCGACCTTGCCAATCTCAACGGGCATCTGTACCGCGTTGCCCCGGACGGCTCCAAGACTGAGGTCACGAAGCATCCGTTCCTTGACCTGATGGCGCAGCCCAACCCGCTCTATGAGATGACCAGTTCTGCCATGTGGCGGCTCAACGAGATTTACCTGATGCTTGTCGGCGAGAGCTTCATGCTTGTCGAGCGGGACGAATACGAACGCCCGGTGGAACTGTGGAACGTGCCTCCCCACTGGGTCAAGATGACTCCGTACCTCGGCAATCCGGGGTACCTGATCACATCCCCGAGCGGGCTGACCATGACCGTGTCGGTGGATGATATGTTCGTGATGAAACAGCTTAACCCGCTGGACCCGTTCATGCGGGGCCTGGGCGTGGCGGAGAGTGTAGCCGATGAGGTGGAGATCGACGAATATGCGGCGAAGTTCCAAAAGCGGTTCTTCTACAATGACGCCACCCCGCCGTTTGTGTTTGCAATACCGGGCGCCACAAAGGAGCAGCTCGACGTTTTCACAGCCGATTGGGAAAAAAAGCACCGGGGCGTAGACAAAAGCCACCGCATGGCGGCCCTGGGCGGGGATGTGAGGGTTGAAAAGCTGGGGGATGCGCACGGCAAGGACATGGGCTTTCTTGAGAGCCGGCTTGCCATGCGGGACGCCGTGCTGGAGCATTTCGGTGTGCCCAGAGAGATCATGGGCATCACGGAAAACAGCAACCGGGCCACGGCGGACGCCGCTCAGTACATCTATGCCAAGAACGTGCTGATGCCCCGCATCAGCAATCGGCAGCAGGCACTCAATATGCAGCTCCTTTCGATGTTCGGCGACGACAGCCTCGTGTGGGAGTTTGACCCGGTCATCCCCTACGACAAGGAGTTCGACAAGGCCGTGGCGCTGGAGGGGTGGGACGCCGGGCTTCTGACGAAGAACGAGTCCCGCGAGCTGCTGGGCCGCCCCGGTATTGAGGGCGGCGATGTGTATAAGACCTCCATCACCGACCTGTTCCTCCGGGAGAGCGACGACCCGGCCAAGGTGTCGCAAGCCATCCTGCAGGACGGTCTCGATACTACAGCCCCGGTTCCGGGTGAGAAGTCCCTGCCGGCGAGCGTCACGGCCATGCTTCAGCGCGAGGAACAGGCTGTGCGGAAACACAGTAAGTCCTTCGAGGCGGCAATCTCGCGGCATTTCGCCGAGCAGCGGTCGGCGGTTCAGAAAGCCCTGGGGCTCAGCCAGAAAGCAGAGTATACCACTGCCTTCGATGAGCTGAGTCAATACCTGCTCCCTGATGGAACGCTGGACATGGATCTCTGGAACGCTCTGGAGGAGGCCGAGCAGATCCGCATTGCCAACAGCGTGGCCGCTGGACTGCTGGACTGGAGCGCCGAATCCAAAAAGCTGCAGGCCATGTTTATGCCGCTCTGGAAGGAAGCGTATGAGGCCGGGGTCAAACTCGCCGAGGAGTACCACGGCATCACCAACATTACCCGACCGGAGTTTGTATCCGTTGTAAAGGTCAACGGCGCCAAGCACATTGTCGGCATCGAGCAGACCACCCGCGACAGCATCGCGGACATCATTGCTGACGGGATCGCAAACGGCGCCAGCCAAGCCGAGCTGAAGAAGGCCGTCTATGAGGAGATGGATACATCCCACAAGCGGGCCAAGCTGATTGCCCGCCAGGAGACCATGATGTCCCTTGCTACAGGTCAGTTCGACATGATGAAGGCGGCGGGAGCCAAGACCAAGACGTGGCACCACAGGCCGCAGAAGGACCCGCGGGACGGTACGCATGGGAAGGTTGACCACGTTTCCATGGAAGGGGAGACAGTCCCCATCAACGAGACGTTCTCCAACGGGCTCCTCTTTCCGAGAGACCCATCGGACGACCGCCCGGAAGAGGTTATCAACTGCCGGTGTTACCTGACATACGGCGGTTTTTAACAATGCCCGTAATTCTGAGGAAAGGAGGTAGACCGCATGGCAAGAGCACAACGGGGAGTCGCTACACGGGAGAAGAAGTCGGACACACCTCAGCGGGAATATAAGTCGGCCTCATTTGTGCTGGAAAGCGCAGACGAGAGCACTGGCGAGTTCTCCGGGTATGCGGCTGTGTTTGGCAACGTGGATGATGGCGGCGATGTTATCGAGAAGGGAGCCTTCGCCAAAACCATTGTGGAAGACTTCAACCGCATCAAAATCTTGGCGTTGCACAATAACTGCTGGCTCCCGGTGGGAAGGCCGATTGAACTGCGAGAAGATGATCGCGGCCTTTTCATCCGAGGCAAAATCAGCAATACCTCATTGGGCCGGGATATTCGGACGTTACTCAAAGACGGTGTCTTGGGGGAGCTCTCTATCGGCTATGATGCTGTCGTTTTCGACTATGACAGCGAGACCGGCATCCGGCATCTGAAGGAGATCAAGCTGTGGGAGGTGTCCATCGTCACCTGGGCCATGAACGATCAGGCTAAAATCGAGGACGTGAAGTCGCTGGTGGAGGAACTGAGGACCGAGGCCAAGACCGGCAAAATCTCCCGCCGGAGGATGGACGCGCTGAAGCCGTTCATCGCAGTGGTCAAGGAGCTGCTGGAAATCCTCTCGTTCATGGACACGCCTGACGCTGACCCGCCCCCGGCTGATCCGGACGACCCGCCCGCCCCCGCAGCGAAACCCAAGAAAAGCGCAGACCCCAAAAAGCAGACCAAAAACGCCGGGATGGTATTCGAAATCATCCCCAACAAAAACAGGAGGTAATTGAACATGAAACTGACCCAGGAACAGCTCGCCGCCCTCATCGCGCAGGTGTTTGCGAACCTCATCGCGGCGGGCAAGGACCCCAGCGCCATCACCCAGGATGACATCATGGCCGAGATGAACGCCATTATCGAGGCCGGCGGCATTGGCGACCCCGCTGGTGAGGGCGGCGCTCCCGAAGGCGACGAAAGCAAGGGCGAGGGCGAAGGCGAAGGTGAGGGCGGCGACCCCACCATTACGCCTGAGTTCATCTCTCAGGTGCTGGACGCTCTGAAAGCCTGCCAGAAGTCTGCCGGTGAGCCCTCTGCCAAGCCCGGCTCCGGTGAGCCTGCGGCCCAGAAGGGTGCCGAGGGCCCCTCCGCCCAGAAGGGCGCCGCTCCCGCTCCGGCTCCTGCTGCTACGCCCGCCCCCGCTGCCCCTGCGCAGCGCAAATACTCCAGCCTGTTCCTCTCCACCGGCGCATCCCGTGACGGCGGTGCCACCAGCGGTTTCAAGGCCCGTATCCAGTCTATGTCCGCCCCTGAGCGGCGCAAGACCGCCTACGGTATGTTCGGCCGCGCCGTGAAGTGCATCCACGCCTCTGGAGGCGAGGTCGAGCGGGCCGCCTATGTCGCCGAGCACAAGTTCAACGATGCTGAGATGGCCCGCGAGTTCAAGGCCCTGGCCGCGACCCAGCCCACCGATGGCGGATACCTGGTGCCGGAGGTCTATGCGGACGAGATTATCGAACTGCTGTACCCCGCCACGGTCATCTACGACCTGGGCGCCCGCCGGCTGGCCATGGATCACGGCAATCTGAACATCCCCAAGCTGAAGACTGGTACCCGCGCCATGTACACCGGGGAGAACCGGAAGATCCCCAAGACCGCCCCCAAGTTCGGCAACATCCGCCTGTCCTCCAAGAAGCTGACCGCCCTCATTCCCATGAGCAACGACCTCCTTCGGTCCACCAGCTTCGACAACGACGTCATCGTGGGCCAGGACGTGACCAAGCAGATGGCCTTGGGCGTGGATTGGGGTGCTTTCCGCGGCACCGGCGGGGAGTTCCAGCCCCTCGGCCTGTTCAACAACAAGGCCGTCCAGAACATCAAGGCCGCCGATGCCGGCACCTCCTATGCCAGCGCCGATGGCGTTCTGACCGCCATGTTCCCCAACTTCCTGGTCGCCTCTGTGCTGAAGAACAACGTCTATGCTGATGCCCTGGGCTTCGTGTTCAACACCAGCGTGGAGCAGTTCTTCAAGTCCATGCGCGACCAGGTGGGCGGCTTCATCTTTGCTGAGGAGATGAACAAGCAGCGCACCCTGGCGGGCTACCCCTACCGCACCACCAACCTGATCGACACCGAGGATGGCAAGACCAAGATCGCCTTCGGCAACTGGAACGACCTCATCATCGGTGAGCAGGGCGCCCTGGAGATCGAGACCAGCCGCGAGGGCTCCTGGACTGACGAGGCGGGCAACCTTGTGTCCGCTTTCGAGAACGACCAGACCCTCATCCGGGCCATCGACAACGTGGACGTGGGCCTGCGCCATGACGAGAGCTTCGTGGTGGCTACCGGCGTTGCCGTCCCCGTCTAATCTGAGAAGGAGGAAATGAGACAATGAAGCGCAATCTGTTTCAGAACGTGACTGCGATCCCCTACAAGTCCGGCGAGGCCATCGACCGGACGGGTTTTCTCTCCGCCGTCATCGGCGCCAACGTTGCGTCCGGCGCCACGATGACCGTGAAGGTGGAGCACAGTGACGACGGTGAGACTTTCGCGCCCGTCACTGACGAGCGGGTGTTCCCTGAGAAGCAGACCACCGGCGGGGAGTACACCTTCAAGAACGAGCCCATCGAGGCTGCGGATGATGAGGGTGACGTGCCCGCTGGTGGTGTGGTCAACATTGATGTTGACCTTGTGGGCTTGAAGTCCATTGTGAAGTTCACCGTCACCGGGAACGACGAGACCACCGGCGGCCTTGCGGTCGTGCTGGGAGACGCCGCCGTTCAGCCGGTGTAAGGAGGGCCACGAAATGCCGAGGTTCTATGACATCGTAAAGCCGTCCGCAAACAAGGCGGCTGCCCCCGGCAAGGAGAAGAAGGCCGGAAAGCCGCCTGTCGCGCCCCCTGGCAAGGGGGAAGGCAAGGGTGCGCCTCCTACCCCCGGAGGCAACGGGGACGGCCAGGAACGGCCCGAGAACGCCGAATAGAGGGTCAAGGGGCGGTGGGGCAACCTGCCGCCCCTATACTGACAGGAGGTTTGTATGCTTGCGAATAACGCACTTACCACGCTTGACAGGATGAAGCTCATGCTGAGCCTTGATGATGAGACCGACGAGCGCACCTGTACCCTCGTTGAACTGCTGATCAATAAGGCGTCGTCCTGGGTGGAGCAGCAGGTGGGCAGACCCCTCGGCAAGAACACCTACCGTGAGTTCTACGAGGCCGACGGCCAGCAGGAGCTGGTCACGCTGAAATACCCAATCGTCAGCGTTGACTATGTCAAAGAGGCCGGGAGGATTGTCCCCCCTGAACTCTACGACTACGGGCAGACCGCCAACATCGGCGTCATCTACCGGGATGACGGCTGGCTGAGGGCCGGGTACCGCCGGGGCCTTGCCAATGACATTATTGAGACCAAGCGGAACATTGAGGTGTGCTACACGGCAGGCTATGTGCTTCCGAAGGATGCCACGGACGAGGAGCCCCAGACGCTCCCAGCAGACCTGGAGGGCCTTGTCTGGGACATGGTGTCCCAGGCGTATGCGAATATGCAGAACGGCTCCCAGGGGCTGAAATCCTTCTCCATCTCGGATGTAAGCTGGACCTTCGACAAGTCCACGCCAGCCGCCTGGCTGCAGATTGTCAATCTGTACAGGAGGTATTGATGTGGACGGGATAGAGCGGCTCCTGGAAGACTTCAACCGCATCAAAGCCGCGTGCCAGGAGATGGAGCAGAAGAAAATCCGGGTGGGCATCGTTGGTGGTAAGGCGGACTCCGATATTATGGCCATCGCCCACGCCCATGAGTATGGCGCCACTATCAAGCCCAAGAAGGGAAAGTACCTCGCCATCCCTCTGACCAAGGAGGCCCAGGCCGCCGGCTCTCCCAGAGCCTTCAGCGACCTGCGTTTTGTCAACGCGAAGGACGGCAAACTCCTCATGGTCCGGGACAAGAAGAAACGCGGCGGCAAGACGGAGAGTGAGGCGATGTATCTGCTGGTGAAAAGTGTTACCCTCCCGGAACGTTCCTTTATCCGGGCGAGTTTTGACGCACAGCAGAAAGAACTGGGCAGCATCGTGACCGGGGCAATGGTAAAGATGCTGGAGGGGACCATCACCCCCACCGCTGCGGCAGAGTCCATCGGGGCCCAGGCCGCCCAGCTGGCGCAGAGCTTCATCGATCAGAACAGGGTCACACCGAAGTCTGATTTCGACCACAAGACGCAGCACACCACGCTATATGAATCCGGCACACACATCCGTGACCGGATTGCTTACGAGGTGGTAATAGAATGAATTTTGCGGCAACACCCAGGCTCCCCAGGGCCTTGCTTCACTCGCTGAAGGTCTATGAGCGCACCTTTGTCCGCGATGGCCCCGGCGGGCAGTCCCGTCCGGTCGAAAAGGCGGTAAAGACGTTCAAAGGCATCGTCATGCCGCTATCGGACAAGGACCTGAAGGATCTGCCGGAAGGGACGTACACCGAGAACTCGCAGAAACTCTACACCGATGACCCGGTGGAGATCGGCACCAACCAGATCATTGAGGACACCTTCGATGGCCAGAGATACACCGTCAAGACCTCGCTGAGCCACAACAGTATCCACCCCATGGTGCGGTACATCGTGGAAGGGGTGGTGAAGAAGTGACGTTCGTCCAGGCCCGTAACGCTATTGTGTCCGGCCTTGAAGCGCACACCGGTCGTCCTGTTGTTCTGTCTGACCAGATAGCGGACCGGCCAGAGTTCCCATACTGCTACTACAGTGTCCTGACACCGCGCACATCCAACCACGCCTTTGGGCGGCATGAGGTCGTGGGGGATGAGGAGCAAGGCTACCGCCACATACGTTCCGAGCCGGTAGAGGCAACGATGTCTTTCACCTTCTGCGGTCAGAACCGGGAGGCTGAGGACGGCAGCTATATCTACGGCGAGGATGAGGCTCTTGGCCTCGCTGACAAGGCGCACGGGTTCTTCCTGCTGAACGGGCATTGCATCCTGGTCGGCAGCGAGGATATCGTGATCCGCAATGTTGGCTCCGTCGCAAACCGGAGCGGATTTGTGGTGGAGGATACCGTTCGCCGGTACGGATTCGATGTGCGCTTTGCCTATATCCGCACCGACGAGATGCCGGCCACCACTATTCGGGAGGCCAATACCCCAGGAAACGCACACCAGTAAGAAGGAGGAAACGCAAAATGGCAAAAGACGTAATTGTCGTTGTGAAGCGCGACGCGCTGCCTACGACAAAGGAGAGCCTTGACATTCTGCTCATCTCGACCACCGGGGCCCAGCCCGTCGGTGTGTACCGGGATGTTGAGAGCGTCAAGGCTGTCTATGGGGATGATGGAAAGACCCCCAACTCGAAGATTGTCCGCAAGGCGACCACCCTGATGAACCAGGGCAAGACCACGCTGGCCGAGACGCTGGTCAACAAGTTCAAGATCGTGGGATTCGAGCCGCCCACCGCATCCCCCGCTGTCGCCGCTACCTTCGTTATCGATTTCGACAACGATGTGTTCCCGTTTGACGCCCCCGCCGCGAAGCAGAAGCTCTACGTGCGGATCGGCGGCGACGACAAGGCCGTGGTCACGCTGACCGCAAAAGTCGAGATCGAGGACGGCATGAAGCTGGCGGCACAGTTCAACGGGGCTTCCTTTACCAAGGGCGGCAAGACCTACACCGCCTCCGCGAAGGACACCGTGGTCACGTTCACCGCCACCGAGGGCGGCAGCACCGACTCCATTCCTGAGCGCATTGAAATCTTCCTGGACGAGGCTATGTCTCAGGAGTTCGTCGCCACCGGGAAAAAGACCTTCACCAACGGCAAGGACGCCATGACCGCCGCTGACAGCCTCATCGAGACCATCAAGGAGTTCCAGCGGGACGAGGACGATGATTGGTACTACTTCCTGACCGACCGGGACGAGCCGGAGTTCGTCAAGACCCTGGCAAAGTTCGCCGAGGCCAGTGAGCCTACCGAGGCGGAGCTTGGCACCGGCGTGGAGGATCACCGGAAGTTCTACATGGGCCAGACCAGCGACCTCGACTTCGCCGACAACACCGCCCGCGCCGCTGTCATCTACACCGAGGAGAAGTACCTCAGCGAGGAGCCCGACGCCTCCTACACCGGCAACGTCGGCCCGTTCTATCCGAAGAACGTGACCTGGAAGTTCAAGAGGCCGCAGGACGGCAACGCCGCCACCAGCGAGGGCACGAAGCTCATCAGTCGGCCCAAGCTGACCGAGGGCCAGCGCAACCAGCTGAACGAGAACCATGTCAACTATCTCACTGAGGAGTACAAGCGCCAGTACGTCAAGGAGGGCGTCTGCCTCAACGGTGAGTTCATCGATGTGGTGCTGGGCGGCGACTGGATCGCCAAGCGGATGCGGGACCTGCTTTACGACATCCTGCTGGAGAACGCCAACATTGACTACAGCGACGCCGGCTTTGGCCTCATTGCCACAGCGGTGCTGCAGGCTCTGGCTGAGGCGGCGGACGAGGATCACAACATCGTGGCCCGTGACCAGGAGAGCAGGGCTGGCATTTTCACCGTGAATATCCCGAAGTACGCGGAGAGCACGGAGGAGCAGCGCCGGAACCGGGTCATGCCCGACATCACCTGGGAGGCCCTGCTGTGCGGCGCCGTCCATCAGGTCAAGACCAAGGGCGTCCTCCGGGCAACGCTCTAATGAGGAGGTAAAAAGCTATGCTGAAGAACTATGACCCGCTGAAAGTGAACGTCGCCTACAACGGCAGACAGCTGCGTATGTTCGGCGATAGCCTGTTCACGCTGGCCCGTGACGAGGCCAACCACTCGATGAAAAAGGGCGTCAAGGGCGACACCACCTACATCATGAACGCAAACAAGGCCGGAAAGCTGACCATCACGCTCCAGCAGGAGTCCCCGGACATCCCCTACCTGGAGCAGTGCGCCGAGAAGAGCGTCCAGGCGAACCTCGCCATCACGGACGCCAACGACAACGGCAAGATTTTCTTCGCCCAGAACTGTATGGTGGAGAAACTGCCCGATATCGTGCGCGGCAAGGACGCCCCGGATGTTCAGTTCGTGTTCCTGATCCCCGACATCCTCATCATGTGATGAAGGCCGGGAAGCACAGCAGCCACAAACATAGCAGGCGGGGCCGGAACGTGATACCGTTTCGGTCCCGCACTCAAAATTATATGGGAGGCTTTACCATGGCAAGACAGAAGATCGTTATCGTGAACGATGTGGAGTACACGCTCCAGAGCGTGAGCTTTACCCACTACACCAATCTGACGGACCTGTATGTCCGCCCCGCCAGCGGCCGGAAGAACACGGCGAAGTATGCCGACTCTCTCATCAAGAGCTGCGTCATCGCTCCCGCCGAGGTCGCCAAGCACGGCCTGAAGTTCTTTGACGAGCAGGACGACATCGTCACCCCCACCGAGCTGGTGCGTGAGATCGAGAACTTTCTGTCGGAGCGAGCTGAATCCGACGGAAGCGCGGAAAAGAGCGCAACGTAAAGAACGGTTCTGGCGCATGACGTTCTGCATGGGTGGTATCAGCTACACTGAACTCAAGGAGATGGATCTGGCGGAGTTCGCTGAGGCGGAGCAGGCCCGGCTCCTTTGGCAGACCGTGTGGAACAAGAAACCCAGCAAAAACGAATGAAGAAAGGGGGGATGACTTGTGGATGAGGCCCGCAGTTTATCATATGGCATAACCGTAAGAGCAATTACAGAACAAGCCGAGGCAGGTATCCGTAACCTCATGGGGATGCTTGGTACGCTGCGGGCCGAGGCTGCGGGTGATGTGGACATCATCGCTGATACTGAACAGGCGTCCGAAAACATCCGTGATCTTGCGGGTGACATCGTGGACCTTCAGTCCGGCGCTG